TGAGCGTGTTCCGTTAGCATGAGGGCAAAAACATAACGGCAAAGGTGATATAAGGATATTACATACATATGAAATGTTGGCTTAGAGGCAGCCATCGTCTAAGGAGTAAATCGTGGCAATGGTGACAGTTAAATCAGAGGAAGCCTGATCGCGAGTCACTAACAGTGAATGAACATAGTGCTTTGCACAAGAATAAATCGGTCGCACCGTCCAGAAATGGTAGTTCGATATTCACTTGTTCCCAAGAGTAGTTAGCGACTACTGGCACACAAATTTGTCTTGCTAAGCATTATGTTGTGTGTTGGGATATGCCTTAGCAACATGGATTTTTTGGCGTGATAGCACATCATATGTAAACATCATTCACGAGCCGATGCTAGAAATAGCTATGAGGTAGAAAGTCGGCTTAAGATAAATATGGCTCGGTACCCCAATCGGCAGAGGGAGCGGATTCAAAATCCGTAAGGCGTAGGGATTTGACTTTCCTATCCCGCACCATTAAGTCCACTTGAAACGATATATAGTGGCTGGTTTATAGACTACTAATACGGAGAAGAGAATTGGTCATAAGCACTTCGTTATCAAATGCAAATCGAGCTGGTGAGAGGAAATTAAATTGCTTAACAGCATAAAGGCATATGCAGTCAATCATGTCGATAACGAGAACCAGACGGATTAAGCAGGGATTGGCCCCTAGGCAACTAAGGGATACTAATTATAGTTGCAATCAGTAAGTCGAGGCGAGGCATACAAAAATGTGGAGAGGTTCTAGCAGTCTTAGGACTAGGTTAGAGTGTAGACTTGCTGATTAGTTCTAATGGGTTTATCTTTAAAGCCCATTACCAAAGTCCACTGGTTGTTGGATACATACGACTTAATAAACTGAATAGGAATCCAATGCTTCTAATGGGTTGACGCTTAAAGCCCATTTCCATATGACCGCGTCTCCTAATTGGTAATACTCTCCGTTCATAGCGGATGAGATGTAGGTTCGAATCCTACCACGGTCAAAAACGTCTATCATGCCTCTACTAGCATTGTAAGCACACTTGATAGCCGTCTGGTGGAAAAGCCGAAAATCCTAGCTTTGTAAGACAGTCCTCAAGATTTGGTCACTGCGGATAGTCTAGTTTATAGGTTATAATGCTAGTTGCTGAATAGTTGATAGCTGACCACTTGATGCTATGAGGCAACGTCGCCACACTCTTGATTTTAAGATGGTTGCGCAACTGTAAATTCAATTTAACATGAATTTGTAGAGAGTGTGGCAATTCTAAAAATCCTTAGTAAATAACGCGCGTCACTGCTAAGGTTGGCTGTTGGTCGAATCTCATCTAGTACCATCCGAAGAGCAAAACTGGAAAATGTGCTTATAGTGTGGTGATAATCCTATTCCGCGCAAATAGTATAGGGCTTGGTGAAGTGAGTACCTGTAAGTAGTTAATAGTGCGACAAAATAACCCTATATATCAAGTCAATATGCGCATGAACATTGCGACTTGTTTTAATAAAATTTTATTAGAAATCGAAAGGAAATTAAAAGGAAATTATGACAAAGAAGGAACTAATTAAGTTCGTAGCAGATAGCACAGAAAATACTGTCAAGGACACAACTGAAATCGTAGACACGTTCATTGATTATGTAAAGCGCAGTCTAGTCCAGCATGAGGACGTTGTGATTCATGGCTTTGGCAAGTTCACAACTAAGCTGAGAGATGCAAGAACGGCTCGTAATCCACAGACTGGTGAAACCATTGAAGTTCCTGCCAAGTATGCTTTGGCATTTAAGCCAACAAGTACATTGAAGGCGGAAATCAATGAGTAAATAATCCGCCTGTTAAAATCCCTATGGTCGAAAGATTATAGGGATTTTTCTAAAGGAAAAGAATGGTGGTGAATATATGATATTATTTAAGAAACGAGAAAAGAAATACAAGCCAACTGATTTTGTAATTGTTGAAAAATGGGGCGCGACATTTAAGACCTTAGATGGTGATGAGCATTCATTTAGGCATAAATTTTACATTGACCCAAATACAATCAGATGTAGTATTCCTGAATGGATTATGATCGATATAAAACATGAGGGATATATTATGGTAGGCGAAACTGCTTATCCATTTCAGAACATTATTTCTATTGATTGGTATTGTGTTGAAAAGGGCGTATCGCTCCGCAAATGGGAAAGTAAAGCCTATAACATTCCAGCGATTTACTATTTTACACAGAACATTGAAGAGTGTGAACGAGTTTTATCTGGTGGGAAATATGATGAGATGATTAAGAAAGTTAAAAATAATACTTGACAAATCGCCGCTATGGTGCTATACTTAAATCATCAAATGAAGGAGCTGAATATTATGAATGAACTGTTTATTATGAGTCTGAAAGCAAAGCATCGTAGCGAGGGAACGATTCGTGAATATACCAAGTCGATTGAAAATTGCTTGGAATATGTCAACAAGCCTGAATCTGAAATCAAGGCGATTGACCTTGAGTTGTGGCAGTCCAACATGAGTAATCTCAGCTCTGCATCTGTTGCCCAGAGAACATCTGCCGTTCGTGAATATTTCAAATTCCTCTATCGGAATGAATTTATTAGTCGCAATCCTGCTGAATTTCTTGAAGCTCCTGCTATCAAGAACCGGGAGCAGTCCGCGCTAACTGGTGAACAGGTTAGAGCAATGGTCAATGCGGCAACCAATTTGCGTAATAAAGCAATTATTACGATGCTTGCACAGACTGGATTGCGTATTCACGAATTGCTTAATATCACACTTGAACAGTATGAAAGCCGCGCAAACAATGTGCTGGTCATTCGCGGCAAGGGCGATAAGGATAGATTGATTGGTCTAGGCGATGAGACAATTAAGTTGATTGATAGCTATATTATCAACGAGCGCAAAGATGGCTGCGAATACCTATTCGTTGGTAATCAGTCCAAGAAGATGGACGGAAAGAATACCAGTGCTATGCTCAAGGTAGCAGCTAGAAAAGCTGGTATTGAGAATTGGGAAGAATTGCATATTAGCAATCACACGATGCGCCGCACATTCGCTACGATGATGTCTGAGGCTGATGTGCCGATTGAGGTCATTAGTAAAGCAATGGGGCATTCGTCTATTGCTATTACGGCAAACAGATATATTAAGCGCACTGAACAGCGTGCAATTAACGCTATGAGTGTTGTGAATTTTTAAGATATAAGGAGAACAAAACAATGATGTGGGAAGATGTGTTCAATAGCTTGTATGATGAAATTATGAAAGAAAGGATGAAGAAAAACATGAATCTTGAATACAAATTCTATGAAAAGAATCTAGCACCTAAGTGGCTAGAGGGCGATTATGACCTGCATATTGAGGGCAATCGTATGACGATGACAAGTAAGGACGGTAAAAAGGTTGAGGTTCGGTGCCATCCTGACGATGATTGGCGGCTACAGGTTGGCATTGATGAGCTGAAAGAAAGAATGTTTGAAGCAAAGAAGCCAAGAGAAATTAAGGTTGGTGATAAAGTCAAATTCAAGCATGGCGTTGTTGATTGGTATTATCCACATACTGTATCTGATTGGTGTAAGACAAATCATATCTCAGTTGATGATGTAATGACCGCATATGCTTCTGATCTTATTTTTGGCGAGCAGACATACGAACTTGAAGACTATAGATTTAGAGTTGTAACAGTAGCCAAACATAAGAATCAGACGCTTGCTTATATCATGGATGTAAATAACCATTATAGCTTTATTGTTGACACAGAATGGCTGGAGCTAGTGCTATGACAGAAATGCACGATGAAATAATTGAATCGGTATGTGAGTATTATAAAGATGATGAAGATACACTAGTAAATTGTCTAGTGTATCTATCTAGCCTAAAAGTCCTGCCATTAGCCTACACAGCTGATACAGCGCTAGAATCAATGGGGCGATGTCCTGTTTGTGGCTCTAAGCTAGAAAGATATACACATAGAGAGTTGCATACCGAGTTGGATGAGCCATGTTATGAAACATTAACAGAAGTATATTGTCCAAATTGCGATATGCCATATAGGGAGGGAACATATGTCTGATAATGAACTACAGGACGTACTCAGAAAGGAACTTGAGCCTAAATTTCAGAGCTATTTCACACAAGGGCTTATGACTGGATGGGATGCTTGTATTTATGAGATTTATAAGCTAACAAGTGGCTTGACATCTGCTAAAGCAATTAAAGATGTTATCAAGAGTAAAGTAGCTGAAGCCAACTCAAGAGGTAAAAAGAATGGATGATGTATGGCGGCTGGGCGTATGTATGCTGCTATGGCTCTGTTTAATGCTATATGAAATCAAGAAAGGCGATGTATGAAAGAAAAGAATAATCTATTACCACTATGGATTGCTGGCGGCTCGATATTATTTGTATCAGCCGCTATGCCATTGATTGATTCTGTGGTTACATGGATTTCATCCGCTATCAATGCACACATCAATCGTATGTAGATTGATTTAGAGCTTGACCAGAGAGAGGCACAAGCTGCTGCTGAGACGATTAAGCCAAGTCCACAGATGACGCAAGCTATTGGTTTTGATGTAAGCTCAGAACCTGAATATGAGGAGGAATATGAATGGGCCGTAGACCTCAAAAATTGTATGAAATCCCTTGCAACCGCTGTGATTATCAATCTGATTGTGACCGATATGTAAAAATCGACCCACGCATGACCGCACAGAGAGATAAAATGTGGAATGACGCAGATTTGAATTGTATGGATTGTGTGCTGAGAAATGTACTAAAGATGAGGAAGGAGTCGGCTAATTGAGTTTTAGCAAAAAGATTCGCGAGACGGTATATAAAAAATATAATGGACGCTGTGCTTATTGTGGTAGGCGAATTGATATTAAAGATATGCAAATAGATCATTTTCGTCCATTGAGAGCATGGAATGAAGATGAGTGTGGTTCTAACGATTTGTCTAATTTAATGCCAGCTTGTCGAACTTGTAATCATTATAAACGCGCTCACGATTTAGATACATTTAGACGTTACATTGAAGAAATACCTAAAAAGCTAATGCAAAATTATATCTATAAGGTAGGATTGATATATGATCAAATAGACGATATTCCACATCCTGTTAGATTCTATTTTGAAGGAGTGAAAGATATTCCCAATGGAATGGATTGAAAAAATTGTATGGCGTGAGGTTGTGACCAGACCACCCACTGAGGAAGAAATTGAAGGATTTGCTGAATGGGGTTTAGCCGAATATGAATATCCTCTTTATATGTTTGACTGTGAATTACCAGATGACAATCGAGAGATTCTAGTGTTGGGTAAAAACGGCGATGTATCGCAAGATACTTGTATGCTAGATGGATATGCTGGATATAACTTATATTATCTTGATAATGATGGTGATTGGGATGACGTTGTAGCATGGGCATATTTGCCAACTGGTAAAAAGGACAAGGAGGCGGCTAATGCCAGCTAAATCATCTGGAACATCCAAGCCCTATCTACATTTCATTGGTGGCAATTCCGCATCTGTAACTGGTTCATGCACGATTGTTAGATTCGACAATATCAAATTAGCTGTTGATATGGGTCTAATTCAGACCAATAATCTAGTAGCTGATTATCGCGCTAATCGTGACCAGATGAAGAAAATCAAACCAAAGACGGTGCATGGTGTTGTCATTACTCATCTACATGCCGATCATTGTCTTGGGGTGCTTGCCGCTGTTGCTATGGGTATGCAAGCATATATCTATATCCCTCAAGGCTCAATTCCTATCCTCAAGATAATGATGGATGATTGCATTAAAATCATGGCACAGGATAGCCTAAAGATGCAGAATAAGCATGGTATCAAAGCACCACCATTGGCTACTGAGGCTGATATTGATAAAGTAATACAATGGCTTGTCGAAGTGCCGTTTAACGTTCCTACGACCATTGTAGGCGGTGCAAAGCTGACATATTATCATGCTGGTCATATAATTCATTCGGCTCAAGCTGTGTTGGAAATCAAACAAGGTTATAGTATCAAGCGAATTGGCTTTACGGGCGATTTTAATACAGAGGCTAAGAGCGTATCTGTACCGCCAATCGAGCCATTGCCAAGATGTAATGTAGTAGTTGGTGAATGTACTTATAGTGATTCGACTAGATGCTATAGCATGAAGAAAGACAGCTGGTATGATGAGCAAATTATTAATGCGGCTATATACCAATATAACCGTATCTTGATGCCAGCTTTTAGTCTACAGCGCGTAGAGGATATTCTTGATGTCCTATGGCATACACGAGCCATGGAGCGCAAGATTGATGGGCAGATGATTCCTATTTATCTTGATTCGCCGCTTGCCTGTCGTATCTATAGAGCATGGTCAGAGCAACTAGATTATGAAGATAAGCTCAATTTGTTACTAATTGAGTCATGGGAAGAAAGTCAATCTATTCAGCAATCAAATGAACGAGCCATTATAGTGGCTAGTAGCGGTATGCTCAATGCTGGACGGGCTTTGGCTCATCTCAAATACATTCTTCCCAATAACCGCAATACCGTGCTATTCTCTGGTTATGCTAGTCCTAATACGCTTGCATATGAAATTAAGCATGGCGCAAAAGAAATCATGCTTGATGGTGAGCTGATTCAGAACAATGCTCAGATATATTGCTTAAATACATTTTCATCTCATGCCAATTATAATCAGCTAATGCAATATTATCAGAATATAGATTATGACAAATTATGCTTAGTACATAGTGAATTTTCAAGCAAGGTAGAATTTACTCATACCCTACAAGATGAGCTAATTAAACAAGGTAAATCAAGTAGGGTTGTATGTACTCAACAGGATCAAAAGGTGTGGTTGTGATATGAGATTTGACGAATTTATAACGAAGAATTTCAAATTACAAGTTGTTCACAAAATTGATATTGCTTATGTAGTGACAAATGTTAAATTGCATGACGCTTTGATTACATTTGACATGAATATATTCCGTTATATTTATAGGACAGACCCAAGATTAGCTGGTCAATGTGGCGCAATTCGAGTTACTATCGAATATGAGAAGGATAGGTTTTTAATTGACGAACAAACGAATCGTGCAATGATAGATATTGAAAATGGTTTAGAATGGCTTAATCAGAAAGAGTTGATTGACGCTAAAATTCTAAGAAAAAATTAAATAAACCCTCTTGACAACCGCTCTAATCTATGATATAATCCAAGTATTAAATGAAAGGGGCGGTTGTTATTATGAAATTCTGCTTAAATATCACATCGATTGGCTACACATCTTATGTTGGGGCAATTAACAAGTATCCTTGTCTTAGGGATGAAAAGTATAAGATGTATATGACTCGAGTGAGGAATAATATCAATAATAGTGAATGGGATATTACATATATTGATATTTCATCTATGGCTAAGCTAAAAGAATTGATTGATGAAACGGGACATGAAGTTATAATTGCACCACCACGCAAGTGGAGAGACGAGAAGCATTATGTGCTTGAAATTTATGACGATTATAGGGAATAAATAATTATGGATGAAAAATTCAAACTACCAATTCTTACAGAAGAACAATTTGAGGATTTGTGGAACAGATTGCATAGTTACGAATGGTTTAATAATATGATAGATAATATCATACCTAAACCATCTCAGGATTTTGACCCTAATAATAGATTAGTAGATTTTAGAACTGATAAAAAGGCGAGAGGTAAATAATTATGACAACTGAAAAACTGTATGATACTATCAAGGTGTGGCGTGATTCTGTAAATGCTGAGGGTATGATTTTTACTAGTGAAGAGATGGATAATGTTCTAAAACAGCTTGAAGCTGATATGCTCATTGAGCAGTCAAAGAAATCTGATACTAAGTCGATTGTGACTGCGGCAAATCGTATCATTAAGAACGCTGAATCCACTGGTCGAGATATGTTAATGGGTATGTTTACCAATCAGACAAGAGATGGCTCAACACTGTATTGCGTATGTGATGGCTTTGTAGCAATCCGATTCAACGAAAAGCCGCTCCTGCCTGAAATTGATGAAAAATATCGTGGACAGGAAATGCAGCTTGAACAGATTGTTAGACCAATATACGACTCTGAGGAAATTGCCCTGCCTGATATTGACAAATTAAAGGTCTATATCAAGACGCATAAAATCAAAGAAAAGAATAATCCTAAGAAAGTAGCTGATTATCTGCTTGATGAAGAATTGAATCTTTGGGTTAATCCGCAGTATTTGCTTAATGCTATGGAATGTCTGCCTGATTGTAAGGCGTATGCGGCAAATAGAATCAGCCCGATTTATTTCAAGGCTGAAAATGGAGATGGTGTGGTTATACCGGTGAATCATAAGTAAGGAGGAATCAAATATGGCTTGGAAATATCGACCACATAGGGGCACGCTTGAAGAATCAATGAAAGAATGCCGCGAATTTAATTCATTAGCAGACGTGTTTGAATATGCTGCAAGTGAATGGAACATTCAGAGATTCGACCTAACCATCAAATATGTATGCGATGATAATCGTATTGGATGGTGTCCGACATATTATATTTGTACTGATACATTTGATGGATTCGAGCGGTTAGATTATCCACAATGTATTGGTATGTGTACTGAAGTGGAATAAATATGAATGAACCAATTTGGGTAAATTACCATAAACATACATCATTAAGTAATCGCTATATGAAAGATAGCCCGCTCTTGCCTGTTGATTATTGGAATGAGCTAAAAGCGCGATATGGAGATAAACCGTGCATCTATACCACAGTAGAGCATGGATGGGCTGGTAATTATTTCAATCAATATGATGACTTAGAAAAATTTAATAAGAAGAATGGCACGAATATCAGATGGATATATGGCGCTGAAGCATATTGGGTAAAAAACAGGCATGAGTCAGATAGAAGCAACTGCCATATTGTGCTATTAGCTCGAACCGATAAAGGGCGTAAAGCAATCAATAAAATTTTATCTATTGCCAATAAGGATGGATATTATGCACGTCCTCGCATTGATCTTGAATTGATTGACCAGTTGCCATACGATGATGTGATGATTACAACGGCTTGCATTGCTTTCTGGAATAAATATAACAATATAGACGATATTGTTATTAAACTGGCACATAAGTTTCCGCATTTCTATCTTGAAGTGCAAGCCCATGATACATTAGCGCAGAAGCAATTAAATGAGCATTTGCTATTGCCAAAATTTTATGGAATTCCACTTATTGCTGGGTGTGATAGTCATGTTATCACTGAATCGCAAATGCTCGATAGAGATGAATTGCTTAAATCTGGCAACATCCATTATGAGGATGAAGATGGATGGTATATGGATTATCCAACATATGATGTTCTATTTGAGCGATTTAAGCAACAGGGCGTATTGACAGATGGACAGATTAAAGCCGCTATTAATAATACCAATGTGTTGTTTGAATTTGAGGACATCAAGCTCGACCGCTCATTGAAAGTGCCTGTTATAAAAGAGCTGCGCAATAAAACTCAAGAGGAACGCAATCATATCTTTGAGCAGATTCTTAAAGATGAATGGTTCTTGCAAAAAGCCGATATTAACAAGGATAAACTGCAACAGTATTATCAAGAGATTAAGCATGATATAGGTGAAATAGAGGCTTGTAATATGGCGGATTATTTCATCTTGTCATATATGGTAATGAAGCGCGGGCAAGAGAAATATGGCGGTATTTTGACCCCATCAGGGCGTGGTTCTGCTGTCTCTATGTATCTCAATAAGCTCTTGCGGCTTACTAAGGTTGATAAGGTTAATAGTCCAGTCCTTATGTATTCAGAGCGATTCTTGACTAAAGAGCGCGTCTTGGATAGCCATACGCCGCCCGATATTGATAACAATGTTAGTGACCGTCAACCATTCATTCAAGCACAGCGCGACCTAGTAGGTGAACTTGGCACATATGACCTATTGGCTCTTGGTACGCTTAAATTCAAGGCCGCATGGAAAATGTATGCAAGAGCACATAATGTCGAGCCTGATACAGCTAATGAAGTAAGTAAGCAGATTGACCAATATGAAACAGCTAAGAAACACGCTGAAGATGGTGAAACGGTTGATATTCATAAATATATCGAGCCAAAATATCAAGAGCTTGTAGATGGATGTAAAAAATATCTAGGCATTTATGATACTGCAAAGGGTCATCCATGCTTTACTGCGGATGAACTTGTTATGACGAGCAATGGTTACAAAAAAATTAAGGATATTACCATTGGAGATAATGTTTTATCTAGTGATGGACAATATCATAAAGTAAAACAATTATTTATAACATCCAATGTTGATGACATTTATAACGTTGTAGCATATGGCTCTCCGGCAATTCAAGTTACAAGCAACCATCCATTTTACACAAAAAAAAGAAATAAAAATCCTACATGGAAAACAGTTGAGCAACTTGAGCAAGGCGATTTAATTGGAGTTCCAATCAATCAATTAAGCAGATTACCAATTCTTAATTTTGTAGATTCAACAAATCTTGACTTTTGGTGGTGTATTGGACGATATTTTGGAGATGGATGGAGAAGTCATACAGTTCGTAAGTCTGGTGAGAAAGTTGGGCAAAAAATAAAAAATGTCATTATTTGTTGTAATAAAAATAATGATGAAACAAATAAAATCTTATCTCATGCAAGCTGGTGTAAGACTAGAATAGCAAAAGAAGTGACTACCAATAAGATATATTTCAAAAGTAAAGAATTATATGATTGGCTTGGTGAATTTGGAGATTATGCGATTGGGAAACGCTTGACAGGAACAATTCTTAATCTACCAGTTGAACAGCTTAAATCATTCTTACAAGGTTACTTTAGTGCAGATGGGCATTTTGATAAAGTAACAAAATGTCAGATATTTTCTACCATCAATAAAGAATTAGCGCTGGGAATTGTTGCTTGCATAAATAAAGCATATAATCGCCCATGTTCTTTAATTAAATCAAGACAAGATAGAATTGAGAAAATTCAGGGTAGAATTGTAAATTCTCATACACAATATCGTGGTGAATTTCATTATGAAGCTCGAAAACAAGATAAAGCTTTATATGAAGATGGCATGATTTGGGTTCCATATAGAAACAAAACAAAACTTGAAGAAATTCAGACCGTTTATAACTTTGAAGTGGAGGATACACATACTTATACAGTTAATAATCTTCTTGTTCATAATTGCGGTTGCTTGTGCTATGAGGGCGACATTGAATCTGATATTGGTATCAGCTTGTGTAAATCTGAAGCAACAGGTAAAGAGGTGCTTGTAGCCAATATTGAATCAGGCACGATTGATGCTTTTGGGTATCTCAAACAGGATTATCTTATTGTTGATTCAATCGGCTTGACATATGATATTTATAAAGAGGCTGGTATCGAGCCATTCACTGTCAACCAGCTTCTTGAAAAAATTGCACATGATGATGCAACGTGGCAGATTTATGCAGATGGCTATACACAATGCGTCAATCAGTGTGAACAACCAAGGTCGACTCAAAAGGTAATGCGATATAAGCCAAAGAATATTGCTGAGCTAACGCAATTTATAGCTGCAATCAGACCTTCTTTCCAATCTATGTATCAGACGTTTGAGCAACGGCAACACTTTGATTATGGTATTAAGGCACTTGATGATTTGCTTCAAGATGAATACTGTTCATCATCGTTCATTCTATATCAAGAATCTCTAATGAAAGTCCTTGGATTTGCTGGCTTCCCTATGTCTGAGACATATACTATTATCAAGGCAATTAGTAAGAAAAAGGATTATATCATCAAGGACGCAAAGCCTAAATTTATCAAGAATTTTGCCCAAGCTATTCTTGATACTGGCGAAACAAATGATGATAACAAGGCACATGAGCTTGCCGATAAGGTATGGACGATTATTGAGAATAGCGCCGCCTATGGCTTCAATAGTGCCCATGCTTATTGTATGGCTATTGATAGCGTAACGATTGCTTATCTCAAAGCGCATTATCCACTTGAATTTTATAAGTGTGTTCTTCAGCGATTTACCGATAAGGGTGAGAAAGATAAGGTTGCGCTTATTAAGCAGGAGATGTTAAAGCGCGGCTATAAGTTAAAAGATATTCAATTTGGTGACGATAATAGAGCGCTCAATATAGATCGTGCTAATAACTGTATTGTACAGACTATGGCATCTATTAAGGATATGCCTAAGAGCGCACCAGAGGCTCTATATGAGCTTGGTAAAACAGATATAAAGAATCGCGCCGCTCTATATCAAGCTCTTATGGATGACCCTAGAATTAATAAAAAAGCCATTGAAATTCTATTCCATCTTGGATATTTTGATAAATTTGCCCAACCGAACCGGCTCATTGCTGAATATGAGATTTATCAAAAATATATTTCAGCAAAGGTATTGACAAAATCATCATTTTATGATATAATGATAGATGTAATTAGACCGTGTTGTGACAAAGAAACTGAGAAGCAATTTAGAGAGATTAATAATAAAGCATTGATAACGGCTTTAATTAAGCAAGCTAACATCAAGCCAGCTACTATTGTTGATCGCATTAAATGGCAACTTGAGTATCTAGGATATTGCACAGTAAATGACCCAAATTCAGACCCAAATGATTGGCTCGTGTTAGATGTCAAGACAACAGGATATGGTACGGTTTATTGTACACTATATAATCTATGTTATGGAGCAGAACGCACGTATCGAGCCAATAAGAAATTCTGGACGAATCATCAATTATCAAAGGGCGATGTGGTTAGAGCTGTATTGCAAGAGAAGAATAAAATGAAAAAGGATGAAAATGGTGAATGGGTAAAACTGCAAGAGACGTATCAGGAGATGAAGGCATGGAAGAAATTAGAGTAAAACGAGAAAAATTACTCGATGCAATTCAAGGTAGACTTACAACCGGGAATAATGTTGTAAACACGTTGCTATTGTATTTTCCAAATGAATCATCTGAATATCTTATCAAATTTTGGAACGATGTGGCTGATGCCGTTGTAAAAGATTATGAAGATTTTTGTTGTGGCATATTTGGCAACCCCCAAGGAGGTGTAAATAATGGATGCTGTTGAATTTTTAAAACAGTTTAATCGAATGTGTAAAGCATACAACGATGATGGGTGTAAGGAATGTCCTGCTTATAAGTATCGTTGTGGAGAAGAATTTGATGGACAAGAAGAAGATGGCGTTTCTATTGTTGAGCAATGGGCAAAAGAACATCCTACCAAAACAAGACAGAGTGAATTTTTGAAGCAATGGCCGGATGCTGAGATTGGCGATGACGGATACCCAAGCGTTGCTCCATGCCAGCTTTATAAAGACATGGAAGAAAAGGATGAAAATGGAGTTTGCTGTAAAAACTGTGGGTGTGGTATATGCCGTCGTGATTTTTGGCTAAAAGAAATTGAATGAAAATGAGGAGGATTAAGTAAGTAAATGAGTAAGGCAATTATGATTCTTGGAGCAAGCGGTTCTGGCAAGACAACTAGCCTAGAGCATCTTGACCCAAAGCTGACATTCTACATTGATGCAGACGGCAAGGGACTAAGTTGGAAGGGATGGCGCAATCAGTACAACAAAGTAAATAAGAACTATTTTGTATGTGATGACCCTAATTCCATCTATAGCCTGATGCAACAAATCAATGACAAGCAGAAGCAGATTAAGTATCTTGTGATTGATACACTAAATGGCTGTATGGTGGCTGATGAGATGCGCCGAGCTAAGGAAAAGGCGTATGACAAGTGGATGGATTTGGCTCAGAGCGTATATAGCATTGTTGATTTCTCTAACAAAATGCGTGACGATTTGACAGTTATTCTCATTGGACATACTCAGACCAGTGATGATGGGTTTACTTGTATGCTTACTAATGGGCGTAAGCTCAATAAGATTTGCCTTGAAAGCAAGATGACCACTGTGCTGCTATCTCGAATCAATGATAATGGCGAATATGTGTTTGAAACAAGAGCCAAGAATAGCACGGCTAAGACACCAAGAGGCGCATTTGAAAAGGATGAAATTCCTAACGACATTATGCTGGTCATTGATGCGCTGAAAGATTATTAAAAAATAATACTTGACAAAATTATATCTTTGTGGTATAATTAGATAGAGGTTAAGAGAAGGTTGCAAACTTTTCTTACTTGGAGCAGGATGCTTACTCCATTCTGCTCACTCTTAATAAAATTCTTGAGTAAGGAGAATATGATATGAGTGAATTTAAGGATTTAACAGGACAACGATTCAGTAAGTTGATGGTTGTTTCAAGAGCAGATGATTATATAAAACCGAACGGAAACAAAATTATCCAATGGAGATGCGTGTGTGACTGCGGAAATGAGGTTGTTGTCCGAGGAGAATATCTGAAAAGTGGGCATACTAAAAGCTGTGGATGCAATAAATCTATCTCTCATACTATAACACATGGTAAGTCAAAAAGTAGACTATACAAGATTTGGATTGGCATGAAAGAAAGATGCTATAATCAAAACCGAAACAGTTATTGTTGGTATGGAGCAAAGGGGATTTGTGTATGTGATGAATGGAATGATTTTGAAAATTTCTACAGTTGGTCTATGAGAAATGGATATTCTGATGAATTGACTATAGATAGAATTGATTCAAATGGCAATTATTGCCCAGAGAATTGTAGATGGTCGACAGACAAAGAACAAGCTAATAATAGAAGTACGAACAGAATTATTGAATATAACGGTAAATCGCATACATTAGAAGAATGGGGCAGAATCACAGGAATCGCATCAAGTACAATCCGTATGCGATTGGATGAATATAAATGGGATGTAGAAAAATCCCTAACTAAATCTACTACTCCAGCTAAAAAAGCTGAGTAAGATATAAACAATCTATTTATTAAAATCAAATTAAAGCGAGGTTAAATTTATTATGAAGCGAATCGAAAATTGGGAGAACATTCAGGAAAGCACATCATTTAAGCGTCTAACACCGAATGGCTATATTTGTAAGATTCTGAAGGTAGAAGATCATCCTGAGAAGGAATATCTAAAGATTTATTTTGATATTTTCAAGGGTGATGATAAGGGATATTTCAAGAAGCAGTATGATGGAGATACACGCAAGGAAAAGAAGTGGCCTAATGCTGGCACATTTATTCGTTCCTATAAGGATAGCGCGGCGTCTATGTTTAAGGGCTTTACAAACGCAGTCGAAAAGTCTAATAAGGGCTACAAGTGGGATTTTGACGAAAAGACGCTTGTTAATAAAGTCGTTGGTCTAATCATTGCAGATGAACAGTATCAGAATCAGAAGGGTCAAGTTCGTGTTCGTAACTATGTCGCGGCTGTTCGCTCTGTTGAAACTATTGAAAAGGGCGAGTATGAAATTCCTGCACTTAAGGAGCTAACTACTACTAAGACAACTACATCTACTCCTGCTAATGACCCACTGCCTGATTTTGGGGATGTGTTCCCGGATGCTGAATCTGCTGATACTCCTACTCCTGCTGAATCAGAAAATCCTTGGGATGATTCAGATGAAAATCCATTTGGCTAATCTATAAAAATATTAAAGGCGGGGCTTGACAATCCCGCCTTTTTATTATATAATAGCTGTGAGGTGATAAAAATGAACACAGATGTAATGTTTTCAAGTGCAACAGATAATTGGTCTACGCCGCAAGATTTTTTCGATAAGCTGAATGATGAATTTCATTTTACATTAGACGTATGTGCTGATGAAAACAATCATAAATGTGAACACTACTACACAAAAGAAGTTGATGGATTAAGTCGCCCTTGGATTGGAACAGTATGGTGTAATCCTCCTTATGGACGTAAAATTGGTGAGTGGGTACGACGAGCTTATATTTCTTCTCATGTTGGCTCTGTAACAGTAGTAATGCTATTACCGGCTCGAACCGATACGCGTTGGTTCCATGATTATATTTACAATAAGCCAAATACAGAGATTCGCTTTATCAAAGGACGGCTTAAATTTGGTGGATGTAAAAATTCAGCCCCATTTCCATCTATGGTTGTAATTTTTAGATCGAAGTAATGACAAAGTAGGTGATGATGCTTGAATAGATTTCTATGTATATCCCAGTTACAAGAGCTGCGAATTGACCTATATCAAACCCATATGAAAATTAAATTCAGCGTCATCACCAATAATCAATGCTTGACCATGAGCCAAACATTAAGTCGCAAATGGAATGAGCCGCAAATCAAATCATGGCTTAATATGGCACAATATATCCATCCACGAATAGATAGCTATATATATGTCAAAAATAAACATTATTATACAATGAAAAAATCTGATACACCTACTAGGCTATTGGTATCAGGCAATATCAATGAATGGAAAAAATCATTGTATTATAATGTACAATATTGCCGTATAGTTGAAGATAATACGCCTGATAGCATGAATATAGAAATGGATGGACAATGGGTCAATTCGAGCCGATTCTTGAATATATGCGGCGATTCGCCTAGAGTATTTAATATTAAGCGTCCTGACGGCTGTGAGGGTTGTATGTGCCGATTGCGGCTTGAATATGATGCAGGATATAGCATAGAACAAAATCGGGTTATAACGCATCCCAGCGGTCTTAGCGTGGTTGATTGTAAGAGAACAGATGCGGCTATGAGCCAAGAAGAAATTGATAAGTGGATGTTAGAATATGAGATAATTTCCTCTTGACAAATCGATCAATATATGATATACTTGGATTATCAAAAAGATGGAGGGCAAATCAATGAAAACGTGGCGTGTTTGGTGTAGTTATTGGTGCAATGGGCGTTTTGTGGATGACATTATATATATTCAAGCCAATAGCTATGATGAAGCCATTGCTAAGGCTCGTAAATATAATCCAAAATATGATTCTGCTCAGGTGATCGAAGATGCTAAAACAATCTAATCCATCAAAAGAAAAAACAATTAAATGCCGCCAATGCGGCAAGTCAACGCCAAAACAAGATGCAATCGAATATAAGCCTAAATTCTATTTCTGTTGTGAGAAATGTAGACAGGATTATATCAATGCTCATGCCGTCAAGCCCAAAGTAGAATCAAAAGATGATAGGCGCAAATTGTTGGATTATATACGTCAAGTTGCCCCTGATGCCAATATACGGCTTGTAGGCATCCAGCTTGCTCAGTTGATGAAAGATAATCCTGATATGACATATGGCGGCATTGCTTATACTATCAGATATATCCATAAAGAGCTTGGAAAAGATATATCTCAATCGCCACTTGGCTTGGTCAAATATAAATATGACGAATGTAAAAAATATTATACTTGGCTAAATCAGGTAAGGCAGAATATACAGCAATGGCAAGCTGAAGATGGGGTTAATGTGGTTATTAAAAAGAATGATGAGGAGGATGTGTTTGAATGATTTTGGTTGAATACTACAGAATGCCAAATTTAAGCTATGTTGAAACTATTGAAAAGATGTATCTCAATACGTCATACATTCAATATATTACATATGCTCTTTGCGGATGCTCTAACAATATTGTTATTGGTATCAACGGAGAATCATTTATGTTGACGAAAGATAGTGGTGATAACCTGTTGTGTCGAATGGGATTATCTAAGGAGGATTTGATGCCGTGAAACATAAAATGATTGGATGTTCCGAATACTGTTTGAAATCGGCTTGTTGTGACTCCTGTATGTTTTCTCGTCGCGACTTTTTGATTATGGATAGTGGTGAAATCTATAAAAGTGATCCTGTTGGTTGTGGATTACATAAAGATATGACACATCAATATATCGCCATAAATGACGGTTGTTGCTCTGATTTTCATTGCTTTAGAGCCGATGATGATAATATGATTGTCAAGGTGATTGATGATGATGAAATGGTATAAAGTAAGTGAAGAATTGCCCCCAATTAACAAACATGTGTTTGTTGCGATGCCGAATTATTATGACCAATACAACGAGAATTTTGTTTATGTTATGGAATATAGCGAAAACGGATGTTGGGAATATTATGATGGCGGAACAGAATACGTCGGTGTATCAAATGCAGACCGTTGGGCATATATTGAATTGCCGGAGGAATAAGAAATGAAATATGATTATAATAAGGCACTTAGCTGGGCGTTCTCAAATATCATTGAACCAGAGATGCTTTGTGCTATCGTAAATGCCATCAATAAGCAGTTGCCAAGCAAACCATATTACCGAAAAGAAGAAGATGCAGAAGGCTGGGCTTGTCCTAATTGTGATATGGGCGTAGAGAATGACCATGGTAGAATTAAGGATACATATTGCCACAGTTGTGGGCAAATGATTGGTTGGAAAAATATTAAGACTGTAGTAAACAAGAAGGAGTAAACAATGAAATGGAATAAGGTATTTAATGATGAATTACCAAACGATTTTGAAGAAGTATTAGTTGCGCATTGTACAGAAGATGGAGAATATTTATATCCGCTGTGCCATATGTGCGAATATCGTCGCGATGAACATGAATGGGTAGATAGTGACACGGGCGAAGAGCGTCTTGTAGATAGCTCTGATTGCTGGATTAGAATTAAACTTCCGGAGAATGCTAAATTATGAAACAATATGTTAATGAATATGATGAGGCCCTTAATGCTCTAACTAGCGGTATGCTTGATACAAGCGATATTGCGCCGTATCTGGGCGCTATTGTTGGAGCATTGCAGAAACAAATCCCCATATATGCAGTTGGTGTGCGCTCGTCTGGATGGTACAAAGATAGTGGTATTTGCCAGTTATGTGGTAATGATGTCAACTCATATATGCAATATTGTGAATGTTGTGGGCAAGCGTTGAAATGGAAATGATGATGTGTCCATATAAAGATTGTGCTAAATGCACTGCTCCTGATACGGATTGCCCGCATTGGCAAGGCACGTTTTGTGAATTAGATGAATCGAGCAAGGAGGAATAAGAATGAGGAACGAAACACTAAATGCTAAAATTACAGAGACTAAACTAGGTGAAGATCATGGTTGTCTAATTGCTTATATTTATGTTGAAGGTGCTGGTTGGGGTGGTGGTATGGGTGGCTATTGTCTCGACCATTGGTGTAGTGAAATTGGACATTATGGCTCATCTGATGGATATGGTGCTATCATTGAGTTGATGAAAACACTTGAAGTTGATAAGTGGGAAGACCTAAAGGGAAAATATGTGCGAGTTCATGTAGATGAGCATAACACGATTGATAAAATTGGTCATCTGATGAAAAACAAATGGTTTAGCTTCAAAGAATATGTTGAAAAGGTAAAAGAAATTAAGGGTATAATGGAGGAATAATCATTGCTCTATGACCAAAATTCTGTTAGGTTGCTATTAGGTTGTTTGCTAATCAAGCCTTCTCTTGCTATTTCTGATAAGTACCCCCTAAGCCGTGATGATTTCACGGTCGATTTTCACCTCAGATTGTGGCAAGGGTGCGTTGCTCTTGCTAAACGTGGAGCTGAGTCTATATCGGCACTAGACCTATATATGCTATGTAAGACCAACAAGGGGGTAGAGGATATATTCAAGCTAAATCAGCTAGACGATTTCATTGATACAGTAAAGCAGCTTGCTAATGTGGGAAATTTTGAGGTATATTACAACAACACGCGTCGCGCCACATTACTCCGCTCATATAAAAATGCTGGTTACAACGTAGACAAATTTGAGCAAGATGACAAGGCAACCATAGAGGATATAGTACAGTATTTTGATGCACAGCAGATAGGCATCAAAAAGCAATTCTATAAAGACAAAGATATAGATGAGCTAAAAGCCGGTGACGGATTTGAAGCGATCAAAGAGGGCTTTAAGGCAGAGCCGCTATTTGGCGCAACCACATTTAGTGAATATCTAAACACAGCTGCCAGAGGCTGGATTCAGGGGCAGCTATCTATCTATTCAGTTGGCTCAGGTGTAGGTAAGTCCACTATTGGTTTGGCTAATCTTGTGCAAGTATGTTGTCCTAGAATCTATGATATCGACAAGGGGCAATATATAGATAATCCATGTTATCAGCATAAAGCTGGTCTATATCTCCAATTTGAGATGGCTGGTGATACTGAAATCACGCCGAAGATTGTGGCTACAATTAGCGGCGTACCATGCTTCAGCATCTTAAATGGGCGATACGAAGAAGGTGAAGAAGAACGTGTAGATGAGGCTATTAAAATCCTGCACGAATCTAAGCTATATATTGTCACAATGCCAAATTATACGGTTGATTTAATTGAATCGTATGTAAAGGATTATGTAGTAAATAAAAATGTAGGCTATCTATGCTATGATTATATCGTTGAATCCTCATCTGTATCGAGCGACTTAGCTAAAAAGAATGGCGTATCTACTCGTTCAGATCAGGTGCTATCTGGTATAGCAAGTAAGCTCAAGGATTTGGCTGTTGAATACAATATAGCCGTACTGACATTTACTCAGGTCAATGCTAATGCTATGACGCAAGAAATTATGGACAGTGGCGTTGCGGCTGGTTCAAGAGCGATTCAAAACAAGGCTGATGTAGCTGGCGTAATTATGCCATTGCGCCGTAAAGAGCAAGAAATAGCTGATATGATGATGGAGAAATATTCTGATAAAGTAAAGCCAAATCGCGTGCTACATCTCTATAAAATGCGCTTCTCACAGGTTGAACAAGGTATTAAGATATATTTCTACCTTGATTTGAATACGGGTCGAACAAAGGATTGTTTTGTAACGAGCAAGTTCGACAATCCAATACAGCTTCAAAGAACAAGGTTGGTGTATGCTAAATGAGCGAAATTGAATTAGCTGAAGAAATCGAGCTATGGCCTATTGCCGATGATAATAGTAGAGACGCTATCGAAGAAATGGCTGAGCAACTTGGAGAAACGCCGGAACAGGTTAAAGAATATATAAGCAAGATAACTTTGGAAGATATACATAAGGCGTTCCAAGATTTCCGTGATGCTATTGTAGCAACAAAGGGGATAACTGAATGATTAAACGATTTTGTGATATTTGTGGAGAAGAATTAGGTAAAGATTATTATAGCGTCAAGTTGCCTCGTATTGTCAGATGTAAAATTCGTGGTGATAAAGGTGATGTTGCGTTAGGAGTATTTGATACAGTTGGTCGTATTACTACGGATATTTGTTTTAAGTGCGAATATAAATTAGCTATGGCTTTGCCTGTTGTTGAAGAATGATTGATATATGAACGAATTATTAAAACAAAAGAATGATGAATCTTGGCGCGAATTTTATTTACGCAATCCTGATATTTTTATTGAGCAATATTTCAATGTTAAGTTATTATGGTATCAAAAAATCTTGCTGAAAGGAATGGTAAGAAATGCAAAACAATGCAAATCGTGTAAATATGCTACAACTATGTGCTCAAGATATTGCCGAAAATGCAGATAAGCTACTATCTGATGTACCCTATTATCAAGACTGTGACATTGTGATTGGGCTACATAATGATGAATCACCATTTGTCAGAGTGACACAGAGATATGTGTCAGAGGAAATTGTGCTGTGGTATAAGGAGAATAACTAATGCTATGGATTTTAGTTGCTCAATGCTTGATTGGCGCGATTTTAGCCATTGCTGTTGGTGGTAGCCACTATAAGAAATATCGTCAGTTCAGCTCACTGGTGCTGTGCAGTCTAGGCTGCGGGCTATTTGCATTCACATGTATGGTTGCAACCATGGCAGTATTTTTAACGTAATAAACTTCGTTGAGGGAATATTATGATTCACATAAATGTAAAAGAAGAAAGAGAACATATAAATGTACCATATGCGTCACCTCGCTCATATCTTACAGGATTTGAAACAATCGTATCGTTCGACACTCAAGATGATTATGATAATTTTGTAGTAGAATCCCATGATAATGCAGATGGCTCTAAACATCTAAAGCTCGGCATCAAGCTATATAAAGAGCCGGTTTATTTATGTCCTGCAATTACTCATTATTTTAATGTTCAAACGTCAGATGACAAGCCAGATGATGGGTTGATTCTTATTGGTACGCAATGCATTGAATTTGAAAAGATATGTTTGAATCATGATTGACATCGCATCTCTTAAATCCCAATTAACCGATGACCGCATTATAGAACTAATGGATGCTCTAGGTGCGCCATTGATGAAAGCTGATAGCAATAATCTGATATTTGGCTCAATTTGTCATTGGGGCGCTGATTGGGATAAACATAAGCCTAAATTATGGTATTATATAGAATCTGGTTCATTCCATTGTTGGAGTTGCGGCTTTTCAGGTGATACCATATCTCTAGTTCAGCACGTTAAGCATCTTGACTTCAATCAAGCTGTACCATATATCTGCTCTGTATTGCATCTTCAAGTAGGGCAAATAGAAGAAAATAAATGTATTGATAATTGGGCTGAATTGCGCCGATTTCTACCTAATGCCGAACCAGAGCCAGATAAGCTCTTGACATATGACAAGTCCATATTATCTCTATTTGACCATTTATATCCGCAAGAATGGCTAGAATATGGCATTTCAGCGGACATACTTGACAAATTTGGTATAGGCTGGTATGCGCGTCAGGCGTGTATTTCCATACCTGTTGTGTTTAATGGACAACTAGTAGGTGTAAGAGGACGATATACAAGAGAGCAGGATGTGTCTAAGGGCAAATATAGACCAATATGTACGTTAGATGGGACAGTATTAAAATTTCCAAGTAGTCAGTTATTTTATGGCTATGACCAAAATAAAGCTGCTATTGAAAAGTCGCGCCAAGTAGTGCTATTTGAGAGTGAAAAGTCAGTGCTAAAAGCGCCTCAATATGGTATAGATAACGCCTTAGCTGTCTTTGGCTCTAATATAAGCAAACAGCATATACAGCTATTGCTAGAGCTTGGTGTGAATGATGTGGTGTTATGTATGGATAGCGATTATCACCAAGTAGGAGATGATGAATTTAAGTTCTTTGTTGTAAAGATGAAAAAATTGGCGGCTAAGTTAAAGCCATATTTTTCAGTTAGCATAGTCTATAATAATCAAGGTTATGATATGTATAAATGCAATATGATGGATATGTCATATGAACAAGCTATGAAATTATGGGAAAGTAGGGTGAAAGTATGAGTAAACCAATTATGGAAAAGTTTCTAAACGGAGAAAAGCTAACAGAAGATGACCGTGCTAATTTAGTATGGGGCGATCTTGACGATGAAGGATATGAATATATAGATCAAATTGATGGCTCGTCTGGTAGATGGACACAGAAGATGCGAACTATATTCAAATATAATGGTGAATATTGGGCTATTGACTGGCGCTCTGGTTTAACTGAATTGCAAGAAAATGAATATCCGTCAAACCCATATCGTGTTGAGCGTAAAGAGCGTGTTGTTACTGTTGTGGATTGGGTGAAAGTATGAGAACGCCATGTAAGTATACGCATAATGTCACATATTTGAGGTGGGTAGATGGCGCTTTTGTTAAGGTAAACATAGATAAATGTTGGGGCGAGAAAGAGTCGACTGTATGTGATGCAAAACGAATGGAAATCTGTGATAAATATAAACCACTAAGTAATAATCTTGAATTACTTTGGATTCCAATGAATAAATTTGATGAGCACTACGGTGATGTGTATAAGTGCACCAGATGCGGAAAAGAGATTATTGGTACATCCAATTATTGTCCTCATTGCGGCTACGAATATGAGCCTTGGGATGGCACAATATTTAAATAAATTTAATACTTGACAAATCAGCCTCCTTTATGATATAATTGCTATATCAATAACAAGGAGGTTGATTTTATTTATTACGTTAGTAAATTTTATCTATATGATGTGGTGAGACTTATTGGTGAGACACATCCTTACAGGTCTCATGCTATTAGAACAGGCGATACGGCACAAATCATTGCTATTCAATTCAATGATATGAATGGACATTGGGCGTATTCTTTAAGACGCGCAGGTACTATATGGAGTCCGTTGGATAGTTATGATTTGTATTATGACGATGAATTAGAATTAGTGGAAAGAGAGGTTGAATCTTTTTATGAGTAAATTCAAAGTAGGAGATAAGGTAGCTTATAAAACAAACCCTTACGAATGTATTGGCAAAGCAGTGGTCAGAATTTTACCGAATGATATTATGATTGTTACGAAAGATTATGAGTTTATCATTGAGCCAGAAGATAGTATTGTTGCGTATGAAAAAGAAATAGATATTTCAGATGATGAAATCTACAATATGCTCAAGCCAAAACTTGAAAGTATGTGTATGAAGACAGAATATCACAAATTATTGCCAACTGTATTTGAACTAGAATTTGAATCAAAAAATGATTATGAGCCATATGTTCCAGAAAGTGATGTAATTAAGGCTGTTGCTTTAGCATATCGTTCTGGTTATCTTAGAGCTAAAAAGGGTAGACCGTTTAAGATTGGAGGAGAGAAAGAATGATTGAATGGCATAGAGTCGTAGATGTATCTGATTTGCCGCCAATAGGTGAATGGGTACTTACATATAGACCGCGCAGTGGGCAACATTATATTAAGCAAAGCAGATATGTAAAGGTTGATGTCACGGTTCATAACCCTCGTACAGACACGGATGAAATTGAAGAAAAGCTAGATTGGCAAGACAAAGATGGCGGCATTGGGCCAATATATTTTTCTAACGATTGGTGGTCTTATTTTAATCTGCCAGAAAAGGATGGTGATTCAGATTAAGATTCATCCACTGCTTGATTCCCTTAATGAAGCCACATTTTTAGGGGAATATTTATCTGCTTGTGGGATAGCCGATATTGACACATATCTAAATCCAGATAGTATTGAATATCAATCGCCTGATATGTATAAGAACATGGATGTGGCTGTTGATATGCTTCATGGAGATATAGGTAGAATTGGAATCGTTATTGACTCTGATATGGACGGCGCTTGTTCTGCTGCTATTGCCTATATGCTATGTAAAGAATATCATCCAGAGGTAGAGCCAATTATCTTTGCCCATACTGGCAAACAACACGGGTGTACTGATCTGCTGCCAGATATTCTTGCCGCAAATATTGATATGCTCATTATCCCTGATGCTGGGTCGAGTGAGGTTGACGCTTGTAGAGAGCTATATGAACATGGTATCAAGGTTATTGTTCTTGACCACCATATCATTGAAAAAGAGAATAGACACGCCGTTGTAGTCAATCCATATAATAGTGCTATTATTCCACCAATGCCGGATGACCAACTTGAGCTAGTTGAGCGAGTTTATAATGGTGTTAAGGTCACATATACTTGCAATACCGACATTAGCGGTACAGGAGTTGTAGAAAAATTTGCTTGTGCACTCGACTCGACTCAATCTTTCAAAGACCTAGTAGCTGTTAGCCTGATCTCTGATATTTGCAGCTTACGTTCACCTGAGAACCGCAAATATGTATATGACGGCTTGACTAATCCAACCAATCCATTTATTAAATATTGCTTAGAGCATTGTTGTAATCGCGGCGTTAATCCAGAGGGTGTTGCATTTGGTATTGCGCCTCTTGCTAATGCACTGGCTCGTAGTGACGACCAGTCTACTAAACGGCTATTCTTTGATGCGCTGATTGGTAAAATTGAGCCAGAAGCTGCTGTAAAGGTTATGAAAGCCGTAAAATCTAAGCAGGATTATCAAGTCAAGAATGTAGTAGATAAGCTGTCAGATGGACTTGATACGTCTCATAAGGTTATTATCGGTTTTGGTGAACCTGAGAATAAATCTTATTTAGGGCTTGTAGCCAATAAATTCTGTGGTAAATATAATAAGCCCACATTCCTGCTGATAGAACTAAATAGCACAACATGGTCTGGTTCGATGCGCAGTCCTATTGATTTGCTTGAGATTATCAATGAATCAGGATTAGCCAAGTGTCAAGGACATGATGCCGCAGCTGGTATAACCGTGAAGAAGTCCAACCTCAAACGATTTGCACGATTCTTAGATGGGCTTGACTTGGACGTAGAGCCAGATATTGAGGTAGCAGCTCAAATCGAGCCTAATAATATCACACGCAATCTTGCAAATGTGTGTGTAGAAAATAATATCCTATGGGGCAAGGATGTAAACAAGCCGTTACTTCATTGTATTTTAACATCCCCTCAAATCTATATTTATCGCAATCGTTCAACTACTGTTAAGCTGATTCAAGATGGCGTTGAGTTTATTAAATTCTTTGTTAGTAATGAAGAAGCAACTCAATTTGAATCAGTACAAGGCAAATCTATTGAGGTGGTAGTATCGCTTGGATTGAATGAATATAATGGTCAGATTAAGCCTCAAGCAATTATTGAGCGATATGAGATTATTGATAAGCCAAAAGAAAATGAAATTGATTGGAGTGAATATTTTAATTGAGTAATCTGAGAAAATGGACTAAGGCGATCAGTATGGTCACATCTGTTGTGCTATACACACTAATTCTGCGCGGTTATAACAACAAATGGGTACTGCTGGTAGCGGCTGTGATTGCTTGTATGGCAAATAGCTTAGATGGTTGGATTGGAGGTAGTGAATCTAAATGAGCAGAGCAGAAAGAAATCGTCGCAAACGGACTGAGCATCCTCTAAAATATGCCCCTATTAAATGCCCAAATTGCGGCTTAATGGTAGATGAAAAATATATTATTGGTCTAGATTCTATTTGTCCTATTTGTGGCAGAGAGCTATTTGCAGAATTAAAGAAAATAATTAAAAATAATTAAAATATTGCTTGACAACCTCCTGATTCTATGGTATACTTGATTTATCAAAGAACAGGAGGTTGTTTTAATTATGAAATGCAATTATTTTGTAAAGGTTAAAAACACTTGCAGAGATGAAAATAGAATTATACTTACGCCTAAATTGTCAGATAAAAATGAAGCAAGAGATTTTGTCAAAAAGAAATATTTTGACAAATACGACGATGTAATTGTTGAAATTTGTGCCATTGTTGATTTAAGAGATAAGGAGGTTGTTTTATAATGCAAGATGTATTGACCTATGAAGCATGGCTAGATGCTGTATGCCATATCTGTAATAGCTTGCTGAAAGCAAATGTAAACGTAACAGGTAATAATGAATTTAAGGTGACAGCTACAAAATATCGTTGGATTACATTTGTTGATTGCGCCGGATTTGAAGTAATATATAATGAAGGCTGGGAGCCAGCGTTTGGAGCAACCAAGCTGATGGAAATTATTATTGATAGATGGGAACAACTGCTGGTTGAGGAACAGGATTGATGCAAACAGTAAAATTAACCCCAATGCGCATGATATTCAATAATCCTGAATCCAACTTCTCAATCATATCATGTCGCACTAAGGATGAAACAATAGAATGTCATCCTCAATATGGCACAATCAGCCTAAAAGGAACTGGCATTGCTGACCTAAAAATGGGGCAATCTATTGATTGTATCATTGAGCCATGTAAGGATGACAAGTACAAATACAGTTATAAATTCATTGGCTTTGCTGGATTTGTAGCTAAAGACGGTAAATTCAATCTAACAGAAAAAGCCGAATTACAGACGCTACGCAGCTTAATGACCAATGGGCAAGCTGAGTCATGCCATGCCGCATATCCTCATTTTGTCAGTATGGTGTTGAATGGTGAAGCTGATAAGCTAGACTATAAAAAAATTCGCGGCGTAGGTAAGGTGCTATTGCCAAGATATATTGATAAAATCAAGACAATCAATAAGCGCGTTGAATTCATGGGAGAAACATATGCTTGGGGCATTGAGCATGATGAGGATATAAACAAAATTGCCGCAACATATAAAAATGTATATGGATTTAGTAAGGATATAAACGCCAACCCATATGCTGTTATAATTAACTTGCTTGAATGGTCATTTGATAGAGCTGATAGGGCGATAACTAAGAAAACAGCAATTTGGTTGGATAGCTATGAACGATGTGAAGCGGCTACTATCTATGCTCTAAAGCATAATGAGCTGGACGGCAATACAAGGATGCAAGCCAAACAGCTATTTGATATGGTCAAACAGAAAGCCCCTCAGTGCGTTCATCACCTCCTCGATGTTGTGACGAAATCGGCGCAAGTACACTATGACGCGCCTAACCAAAATACCGCTCTACAAGCCACATATAGTGCTGAACAGCATATTGCTGATGTTATCAAGAAAAAAATAGCCAATCCACATTATTATCCTATGGATTGGCAGAAGTTTACAAGTGTAGACGGATTAGAGCTGACAGATGAACAGGCGCAGATTCTTGAAATGGCTTGTAAGCAAGATGTGATGATGCTGACTGGTAGTGCTGGCGTTGGCAAATCAGCTACCACTAAGGCAATTATTGAGATGCTAGAAGCCAATAATTATACTTATACCTTGTTATCCCCAACTGGAATCGCGGCAAAGAGGTTAAGAGAAGCAACAGGACGTGAAGCAAGCACAATACATATGTTCCTGACTTGTGGCGGAAATCTGGGCGATTATGTGCTAATTGACGAAATGGGCATAGTTAGCGTCCATCTACTATCAATGCTATTTGATAAAGTAACAGACCGTACTAAAATCATCTTCATAGCTGACCCATCTCAGCTTGTATCTATTGCTTGTGGTAACATTGTTGAAGATATGCTTGATAGCGGCATTGTGCCTGTATGCAACTTGACTAAAGTATTCAGATATAACACGTCTGGCATTATTACCATAGCTACTGATGTACGAAATGGAGCAAATGAACATCTGACAGATACTTTCACAGATTATAAGTTCATTGAAACTGATACATTAGTAATCAAGCAAATTGAACAAGAATATGCGCGGCTATTAGCAGATGGATATAGTAAGGATGATGTGCTGATTCTATCCCCATTCAATAAAGGCGATGTTGGCTCATTGGCTATCAATGCGGCTATTCAAGCCAAATTCAATCCAAATGAATTAAGCACGGTTGGGCATACAGTCAATGATACGCCTATCTATTTCAAGGTTGATGATAAGGTAATCAACAAAAAGAATGAATATTCTATGCCGCTTATTGATGATGACGATACCGCTTTTGTAGCTAATGGAGATATTGGCACAGTAATGGAAATTATGCCTGATGAAAAAGAGCCATATATGATTGTGCGATATGATTGCGGCGATTGTGTAGTGGATAAGGCGCATATTAAGAATACGCTGTTGGCATATGCTATTTCTATTCATAGCTGTCAAGGTAGTCAAGCAAAGGCTGTAATTGTGGTGATTAATAGAAGCCATGTAAGGATGCTTAGTCGTAACTTGTGCTATACAGCGGTATCACGAGCACAAGGGAAATTAGTTCTGATTGGAGATGTGGCAGCTATTCAAGAAGGATTAAAAGTACAAGAGGAGAAAATCCGCGACACTGAATTAAAGGAGATGTTGATTAAATGACGGTTGGTGAATTAAGGCAACGGCTTGAAAGATATAACGAAGATGAAATTATTGACATGAAATTCTTAGTTGACAACAATTACTATAGAGGGTACATTAAAGATGTCTATAAGCTATTCGTGTCAAAATCACAACAAAAACAACCAGTAACGATTGAGCTACAAGTAGACTTGAATTTATCCATCAGACAGAGATTTGATCTGTTGGGTAAAGCAGTCGAAGATGCTATTGACCGTAATTCAACAGAGCTTACGAATATTGCATATGGAGGACGATAACTAAATGAATTATCTAACACCACAAGTATGTGGTATCAGCGATTTAGACGCAGAATATAATAAAGAGTTAGAACAATATGCTGCTATAGTAAAAGAAAAGAAAGAAATTGGTGAACTTGATGATATAGAAAACATTGATGTGAAAGACTGGTTACCCGTCTTTGTAGTACATTGTATTAGGGATTGTGTTGAGAGAATGGCAACAGGTGCGCCAAGATGGTTCACGGCTTATAGCTCTGATTATACTCCACATACATTTGATGAATATGAGGCGGCTATGTACCTGCAAGATTTGATTGATGAAAAATTTGGGAATAGGAGACATCACAGATGAATTATGAATTTCATGTAGGAGATTATGTTGAAGCCGCTGGTGGTTTTGTTGGTTGGATTTCTGATATTAAAGATAATAACTATATTGTAATTACAGACAAGGCAAACGATAGCCGTATGTATCATTTGCCGCGAGACGATAAATATTTTCTCCGTATTGGCGAATATGATTTCACTAAGAAAGAAAAGAAGAAGATTGACAATCTGGTAAAGCCGCAATGGACTGTATCGGTTACAGATTTTATTGATAAAATCAATGAGCTTGTTGATGCTGTGAATAAATTGATGGATAAGAAGGATGAGGAATGAACCACCACAAACTAAATGAATGTACTTTCAAATTGTCTGTTCCAGTAGGTGAGATGCGCGGTGAGCCAACAAGAGTATGTGCAGTATGTAGAGCAAATGAGCTTGGATATGTAGGCTCATATTATAGTAAACCCGAATTTTGGCTTTGTCCAGAATGTCTAAAGAAATTAAAGAAATTGCTTGACAAATCAACCGAATCGTGATAATATATATGACAAGGAGGTAATACAATGTTTGTAATGGATGCTATTGGTTCGATGGTTGAACTGTCACTTATGAATCATTGTAACGCTGAAAGTAGAGTGCGCATCCACATTGGAAACCAGCTATATGATGTTGACCACATTGACACAGTAATTGATATGGATACCAATAAGCCAAACATTGTTATCCATGTTAAGGAGAATTAAAAGGAGGACGATTTATTGTTTGTAAATGAGGTATATGAATCTATTTGGAAAGATAGATACCAAAAGAACGGCGAGTCATATAATGACCAGCTATGGCGTGTAGCTGATTTTATTGCTGAGGCTGAAGAAACGAAAGCTCATAAGTGGTCAGAACAATTCTATAATATCATGAAGGCTGGTTATTTCTTCCCAGCTGGACGCACCATGAGCAATGCTGGAATTGGCGAAAAGCTAACACTTAATAACTGTTTCGTCGCACCCATTGTTGGTAACAGCATGGAGCAGATTTTTGATGCGGTTAAGCTAGGTGCTATGACCCATAAGGCTGGTGGAGGCATTGGCTATGCTTTTAGCAATCTAGCGCCTAATGGATATAGAACCCGCAATGACGCCATTGCATCTGGCCCAGTTAGCTTTATGGATGTATTCAATGCTCAGACGGCTACTGTACAGCAAGGCTCAAGACGCGGCGCAAACATGGGTATGCTCAGTGTATATCATCCTGATATTCTTGAATTTATCCATGCTAAATCAGCTACAGAAGGACGGCTCAATCATTTCAACCTATCTGTTGTTGTAGATGACGCTTTTATGAAAGCAGTTGAGCTTGATTCCTTGATTCCTCTGCATTGGCCTATCTATGATGAAAATGGTAATAAAGTACCAACAGATAAATGGGATAGCAATTTCACCAAATATGTTCGCGCTCGTGATATTTGGAATGAAATCATGCAGATGGCATATGACAATGGCGAACCGGGCGTATTCTACGAGGATAATGCCAATAACCGCAATCCTGCATGGTATGTAGAAAGAATTGTATGTAGCAACCCATGTGCTGAATATCTAGCAGGAACAATCAATGCAACAGACCCATCTCAATATGGCGGTGCTTGCAATCTTGGCTCATTGTTCCTACACAATTTTGTAAAGAACCCATTTACCAAGCAAGCACATCTTGATACAGATGCTTTAAGAGATACAATCTCTGTTGCTGTCCGTATGCTTGATGATATTATTGATGTCAATAAATTCCCTGATAAGATTTATGAAAATTATCAGAAGGGTATGCGCACTATCGGTATCGGTATTACTGGTCTAGCAGATATGCTTGCTATGCTTGGTATGAAGTATGATAGTCAAGAAGCAAGAGATTATGTTGAATCTTTAATGCACATGATTACCAATGCTGAATATTATGCGTCCGTTCAGCTTGCTAAAGAAAAGGGCTGTTTTCCTCTATGTGAGCCAGATAAACACGCAGATGGTACATATGTCAAATCTGTGCTAGAACATGATGTAATTGATGAGATGTCTGAATATGGTATTCGTAATACCAAAATTCAGGCGGTTGCACCATGCGGCACGATTTCTATGGTATTTGGTAACAACTGCTCAAGTGGTATCGAGCCGATCTTCTCATTGAGCTATGACCGTAAGGTAAAAATTGGTGGTCAGGACGATAAGGACGTAAAAATCGTCAAGATGATGGATTATGCTTATTATCTTTATCATAAGCTAAAGGATGAGGGCAAACAGCTAGATTTTGACGAGCATGATATTTTCCCAACTGCACTTAATATGTCTGTTGATGACCATATCGCTATGCTTGCTATTATTAGCAAATACACCGATATGAGCGTTAGTAAGACCATCAATGTGCCTACTGAAGCATCATTTGATGAAGTCAAGGATATTTATATTCAGTGTTGGAAGAAGGGCATTAAGGGTTGTACTATCTTTAGACCTAATGCCATCCGTCAGGGTATTTTGCTTACTGAGCCAAAGAAAGACACTGAATCTAAGCCCGAATCTCCATCTATTACTCTCCCTCGCGGCTCAATCATCGAGCCAAGTAATGACCTAATTGGTAAAAAGCGCAAAATCCAGACAGGATGCGGCTCACTTCATGTTCTAGCATTTTTTGACCCCATTGACGGAAATCTGCAAGAGGTATATTTCAATAAAGGCTCGACTGGTGGATGTGCCAATTTCATGACAGGTCTAAGCCGTATGGTAAGCCTACTATGCCGTGCTGGTGTAGATATTATGACTATTAAAGACCAGCTTGATTCAACTGGTGTATGCCCGTCTTATGCTACTAGAAAGGCAACTCACCATGATACCAGTAAGGGGTCTTGTTGTCCTATGGCTATTGGTAATGCTCTAGTAGAGATGTATAATGAGATGCAGAGTGAGCTAGATGATAAAGAAGATGATACACTATCATCCAAACTTAATGCCACGTTCAAAGAACTAGAAGAAGCATCAGCAAAGACAACTAAATCAATGAATGAAATAGCCAGTGCACTTAGAAATATTGGACAGACTTGCCCTGAATGTGGCGAACCTCTAGTATTTGAAGGCGGTTGCTGCACCTGTAAATCCTGTGGATATACAAAATGTGAATAAGGAGTAAACTGAAATGACAGAAAATCGTATCAATTTCTATCTAGGCAGACTAGGTAATGAGGACTGGATTTGTTCATGTGATGAACTAGACTTAATGGGCGAACCAAATAAGGGCGATTTAGTCTATCTGCCTATTGACGGCAATGAAGATGAACAGGAAATGTATGTAGTGCTACAGAAATGTATTACCACAAATGAAATCAACTATTTCTGTAAGCCATATAATTGGGAGGATTGATTGAATGGAATTTCTACTAAGATATTTTGTAGATGGTAACGAGAGCTGTGAAGGCCGTGTATGGACATATACTCATGTCGCGCGGATAATTATACCTAGAATTGGTGAACGCGTATGGCTTGATGCTGACACCTGTGTGGAGGTTGATATGGTGACATATTCTCCTGATTACTTTGATGAGGATGACCTATATCTAGTGGATGTAGAATGCCATGATATTACAGAGGATGTTCTAGCTGAATATGATGAGGAGGACTACTAATTGCCTAATGTATCTAATGTTCGTGTATATGCACTAAATGATTCCATTAGAGCAGCTAAGTATCCAAAGGCGGTTGAGCTTGACGGCTTGACCGCCGAGCTTACTAAGGGTATTTTGGCTTGCTTGAATTGCCCAACAGGTGAAGGACACGATAATGCTCTAAATGGTATTATTGTCCAATTCGACCTTACATTTAGCCAGAAGGCATGGGTAGAATTGCAAAGATACCACTTCATGGATTTCGTCTCATCTTGCTCTACAATGCACAAACTACAGAATATGAACCCCAGATTGCAATGCAATCGCTATGTTGACCACAGAGCTATTGATATTCTACAAGAAAAGATCGACCACTATAATTGGCTAGTTGCTACGAATAAAAAGCCAGAATATAATATCAATCCAGATGAAATAAAAGAAGCTCGGCTTGAGATGCTATATAACATCCCTAGCGGCTTTGAGCTTACAGCTGCAATGACTACAAATTATAGACAGCTTAAAACAATCTATCAGCAAAGACGGCATCACGCCCTTACTGACTGGCAGGTGTTTTGTGATTTTTGCGAAACGCTACCACGCTTCCTAGAACTAACACAGAGAGGATATGAACCAAATGAAGATTAAAGCAAAGCGACTATCGGATACCGCCAAGCTACCTACTTATGGTAGTGAAAAAGCGGCATGTTGCGACTTGTATTGTGATCTAAGAGTGGATAAGTGTATTGACCTAAATCCTGCAAATGTCGATTTCAAGCATATGGAATATAGCGGTGATTGCTTTGATAGGGTACACATTGCGCCACACGAGACAATTAAGATTCCTACCGGATGGGCATTTCAGCCACCTGAAGGTTATGCAGGATTCATCTATGCACGGTCTGGATTAGCTACTAAGAATGGTTTAAGACCGGCGAATTGTTTGGGGGTCTGTGATTGTGATTACGTGGGCGAGTATATTGTAGCAGTCCACAATGATACAGACAAATATCAATTTATCAACAATGGCGACCGCATTGCCCAGCTTGAATTTAGACCATATGAACAGGCTGAATTTGAACTAGTGGATAAGCTAGATGAAACAGAGCGCGGGGATGGTGGATTTGGCTCTAGTGGTACTTAATTATGATTATCCCTACTCTACATATTACAGATAACGAGTCATGGATTGAACTCATTGATTTAGCCCATCCAGACAATGAGCCTATTGTCGAAACATCTATGACAACAACAGAAGATACAGTTGCTATGTGGTATGATTTGTTGACTATTTGTGTAGGTAATTATAGTATGGGGTATGGCATAGGATATATGACAGCCTATGATGAAATGGACGAAGAGGATGATTAGTAATGTGGAAATTTAGACGCATTGATGATTATTATGAATTGCTAGATGACGCGGAAACATTATATTTATGTAAACGGCTCGATTCTATTATGGTTGCTACATTAGAGGATTTATGCAATAGACATAATGCTGAGATGGCTAAATATGAGAATCTGGACGTTGAGATTGTCAGCTGCGATGAGGCATACTTAAATGGTCTTGAAGATGGACGCGAAGAAGCCGCTCAAGAACGATATGACGCTGGCTATGAGGATGGATATAGACGCGGACTAGCGGATGCTATTGCTTGTGAAGATAAATTAACATAGTAAAAAAATGGGGAACACGGTAGACATAATTATCTATCCAATGTTCCCCATAAATTTATATTAACCTCTATAATATACCTTTTATAAAATTTTACGTCTGAGGTGTCTCCTCAAGCTGAATATCAAGCGTTTGATCTTTATCGTTGGTAATAGTCAAGTGCTTACCGGTGTAACCTTCCTTTTCAACGTTAACTCCATATTTATCACCAATATCACTAAGCAAGAACACATTGGTTTTCCCAGCAACTGGTGTAACTTCAACAGAATCAGCATCTACTACTTTAATACTTGCAGTATCAGGCGTTACATTAACGGTAAGTAAGAAGCCATCCTGTAACGTAACTACGCCCTTTACAATCTTGAAAAAGCGCCCATCAAGACCAACGCCGCAATTACCCCTACCCATAATAGGAGTACCAATTTCTTCGCCTTCCGAACCATGTAGAGTGATATAACCAGCGCCACCAACTTTAGCAACGGTAAATAATGCGCCATCCCAGAGCTGACCGCAAGTAGATACTGCTTTACTTCTATCAACAGTTGTTGCATTTGCATCACAAATCACCCCGTTAATAACTTTGAGTGTGGTTGAATCTAGTCTTATGCCACCACAAAAATTAGCCATATTTCATTCTCCTCCCTATATTATGCTTTAGCAACCCATGCTAATGCGCCGTTTACGATGCCTAACACCTTGCCATCATCAGCAGCCGTAAATGCTGGTAGAATAGCATCAACATACCCCTTGTCAACTGCGTCATTATCCTCAGTTGGTTCAGCAGTTAACTTGAGCTTGCCTACCATAGTGCCGCCTGATTTAAGGATTGCACTAGCTTGAATCGCGCCTGTCTTTCCATCCACATACTCTTTAGTAGTAGCATGATTTGTTGATGTTGGTGCACCTACGCTGACAGGTACATAAGTAGCTTGTGTATCAGCCTTGACGAATGCCGCTGTACCATCATTTGAACCAGTCAATCTGGGCGCGGTTGTACCGGTCGGTTCAATGGTTGAGCCGATATATAATGGAGCTGGGCCGTCTGTGCTGATTCTATGTGCGTTGACAATACCATGCTCATTCATATTCAAATCGCTATCAATCATGCCATCATCACCAAGTAGACTATGCTCGTCTACATATGCCTTGGTTGCCGCATCTTGGTCAGCGGTTGGGTTAAGCAGGTCAGTGATTTTATGGTTATTCAAGCTGACCTCTGATTCGATAGCCATGCCGCTATCTGTATTGCTAATAGACTTAACGCCCATGATGTTATTGCCATTCATATATAGGTTGCCGCTCATAGGCACTGTACCATCTGACTTAAAATCACCTGATGCCCCACCAGCACCAGCTACGTCTTTTACATTAAGCACGGGTCGACCCTGTGCATCCTTGGTATAATTAAATTGGTCTGAATTTAATAGATAGCCACCATCTGCGGCTCTGATTGTTTCCATATATTATCACATCCTATTTAGATTAAAATTTATCCTCTATAACCCGATTTGAGCCATAGAGGATATTGTTTCGTTTACGCCTGTTCTTGCCAACCAGCCGGATACGCTGTTGGTGAATATACATTTCCGTCAATCAGGCTTATATAATGCTTACCATTGAACGTCACCTTGTCACCCTTTTTGTAGGCATCATGCGCACCAGTAGGCTGTACAAATTCCGGCCATTCATCTAGTGAAACTATCGCAAACATTGCGGGTGTAATATCAGGTGTCCAATCTGCTTGTGAAGTATGCGCTTGAACAACTCGATATAGTACATTCTTGTATTGTAACCGCTCACCTACCACATAAGTATGTTCTACTGCCCACTGTGGGAATAGCTTTACCGCTTGTAGTGCATCCTCATCGGTTAGGTTGGTGGCTGCTTTTTCAATGTACGGGCGCATTTTTCGTGCCCTCTCCGTGTACGTCATGGCGTTTCCTCCCCCAGTAAGATTTTCGCCGCCGTCTCGGTATCGGCAAGCCGCTCACGCAGCTGCTCCGGGCTTGCCGTCTCGATGTCAAAATTGTCTGTGACAAGCTTATCCGTCTCCGTGTAGGTGTGCGGCGCGCCGTCAATGTCAATTGCCTCATCGTACTCTGCACCCGTCTCCACCTGCCGGATGAGATAGCCCGCATCTGAATACGTTTTGTACAGTTCCACGCCGTCCGTGCGCGTTTTGTAGTGCTCTCTTACGATCATGCTCACACCCCCACAATATGGTCTGCCAACGAGCTCCAGTTTGTTGCCGCTTTCCACGCATCCGCAAGAGATGCGGGCACCCGGATCTCCAGCTGCGCGTGCGTCTGATCGAACGCGTTGACGTTGGCCAGCGTGGGAACAGCCGTACAGCGCGTGAAGTCCACAAACCGTAGCGGATAGCATCGCTGGAACACCTGCGCCGGGATGCTTGCGATGTCCCCGAGGCATGTCACCCTGCGCAGCGCGTTGTCGCCCGAAAATGCGGCAGCGACGAAGGTTGTAGCGTCCGCCGGGATGGTGACTTCCAACAGAGCGCGGCAGGAATTGAAAGCCCTAACTTGACCGTTGACAGCCTTGATGTGGACGCGCTCGAGGCCTTCGACCGTGGTGGCAGCAGTCATATCAAAATTTACCTGCCGGACTGCTGTACTTGTGATGGCATACTCATCATTACTTTGCGTCGTCCCTTTCGGTGTTGCGATTGCGCGGAGATTGCAGCACTTATAAAACGTCCGCTGAATCTCATCCATATCCGCCGCAACAAACACACGCAGTTGTGGACATTGTACAAATGCATGATAGGCATTTACTTTCGAGGTTTGCGGGAGTGAGACGCTCTCAAGCCTACAACAATTTCCAAAGCAATCCGGATCTGTTGCCGTTACCCTTGCACCGACCTCGACTTTCCGCAGCATCGCGCAGCGGCCACTATCAGTCCCACCGTTTGCAATCAGCATTCGACCGTCTCTTCCAAGCCACATCTTCGCACCCTCTTTGACGCTCATAGTGATCACGTATGAGCCGCTGGATGCGTACACATGCCGATGCTCTATATAAGACCAGTCGTTTATTGCTTCCGGGGTCGTTCCGTCGCCCCAGTCTACCGTTGTGCCGCTTTTTGTGCCCTGCCAATAGTTTAAAACAAAGTCGTCCCACGTCTCGGTGTCCACATCGACGTAGAGCCTTGTCTTCCCGTCATCGGTAATATACAGCGCGCCGATATCGAGCTCACGGCCTGCGTCCTTGATGTCTTGGAGCGTCCAGTTCCAACCCTGACAGATCAAGCCGTCATGGCTCGGAAGGGGCGGCAGCTCGGTCTTTGTGCCCAGCTCGGCGAGTGTCCACGCATACAGGAGCGTCCCTTCGTAGTCCCAGAAATTGATGTCCGACTCCTTGGGCGGCTCTTTTTCTATATATTGAGGCAAGATTGGTTGATTGTTTAATGTAATAATCTTATTGTCTTTTGCTAATACTTTCATGACCTAATCTACCACCCTCCTCACATATTTGCTTTTCCTGTAATTCGATACCAATAATCGCCAACCGATTGACCTACTGGTTGAGTACCACTCGTTGAGATGCTAGTACCAGCAACCGGTATATCAATCGTCACGTTTCCTGTTTTGCCATTCACGCTCGTGACGGGATAAGGAGGCGGATTCGATGCAGAATACTGCTTGACGTTATCGACGTTACCCAATCCAACAGCGGCTGGATTTAGGGTTACTACATCCGCTTCTACCACCTCTGCGGCTGATAGATTCCCATCTCCATCGCCTTGAACAATACCGTTGACGGTGATTTTATCCTGCTTTGCGTCAATATCTTTCTTGCGTGGAACGGATAAATCTTGATTATACGATGATAGATTCTTCATAAAGTTCCTCCTTTCTAAAAATATATCCCCACGATATATCCCAATCATGGGGATATTTAATTAGATTCCTTATATTATCCGATAATAACGACGCGATATGTACCGGCTGCTAGAGTACCAGCATTTTCAGTGTCATTGATTCCAATTGTTACATTGCCGTTAGTTGCAACACTAACATCTGTTAACACCATGCCGCCAGTTGCAACTTCATATACCTGTACAGCAATAGGGCTAGAAACACCATGAGTAGCAGCCGCAATAGCCCAAGAGAACGCACCGCCAGTAGCAGTAATAGCTCCATTAGTAGCTGTATATTTCTTGAGAATAGTGGGCATATTCTGCCATGTTGGCGCGCCTGTACCATTAGATACTAGATGCTGACCAGATGTACCGGCCGTAGTAGGTGCATAGAAGCTGGGAGTCTTGGTTGCTGTACCATTTAGTGTGATGGTATTCTTAGTTGCGCCATCATCAATACCAGCCAACTTAGTAAACTGTGTATTAGACATTGCGCCGTTTGCATCAGCAGATGCAAGAGCCATAGCAATGCCAGATGCACCAACAGATAGACCGTTAGCGGCAACAACCTTTGCTGAGATAACATTTTCCTCGCTAATCTCAATACCATTACCAGCCGTATAAACATCAACTAGACTCTGAACATCTAGATAGATATGGCTTTCTGTACCAGTACCAGATGCAGTATCATAAGTATTGATAACGAAGTCAATATACTTAGAGCCTTCAGGTAACTTGGATGGGTCAGCCGTGCCAGTAGAGGTCTTGATTTCAGCGCTCTTTACTAGATAGTCCTTGGGAATGTTAATGACCTCGCCAGCTTTGACTCCATCTTTCTCAAGCTGATAAGATGCTAAATAGCCTGTGGTAGCTGTGGCTAGCTTTTTGATTGTATATTCTGGAACTGTCACTTCTGGAATGGTGACCATAAGACCAGCCGCACCTAAAGTAGCCGCATTGCCACTTGCTGGGTCTAGCTTAATGCCAACAGTAGGCTCAGTTGCCGTGCCACCAATTTCAATACCGCCATTAGCAGTAGCACCAACAGATGCCACCTTCTCATTGGCTAACGCTTCAGCAGCAGCCGCATCAGCAGATGCCTGAGTAGCTAGCGCCTTAACGCCAAATACCGTATTCTTATCGCTAGTGTCGCCATCAACGCCTAGAACAGCCGCAGCAGAACCAGTAGGGTCAGCACCAATAGCAGCAGCGGTGATTGTCTTAGCTTCAACTTTAGTAATATGACCAGCCGCATCAACCGTGATAGCAGGAACGGAATTAGCCGCACCTGTAGTACCAGCTGTAACACCGCTCAGACTATGCCCAATATTGATTTGCTTACCAGTTGAACCAACATCAACCCATTTGTTACCAGATGCTACAGAGAATGTATCCGTCTTGGCAGTAGCGGCAATGGTCGTATCGGCCGCAGCTCCCGTAACCGCTGTAGTAGCTGTGCTTTGCTTCTTAACGCTGATATTAGACCATGCATTCTGGTTGACTTCACCACCACCAGCTACAGCATTCTTAACAGCTGTATCAAGAGCCTTAAGTGCATCCTCCAAACTCATATTGGCGGATACATAACCATCCTCAACTGGCGTATAATCAGCGAGTGTGATGTTAATAACTTTAGTAGTAGTGACCGTGCCATCCTTGGCTAGACCAGTAACAACCGCGCCAGTACTTGAATCCTGATTATACACTACGCCAATTGGTGCCCACGCAGTACCATCATAGCGATAGATATATTTATCACCACTGTTATAATAAATCTGACCTTCCTTTGCGCTAGTTGGCGCAGTGCTAAGAACCTGAATTACTGCATTCTGTAGCTCATTCTTTACCAAATCGATAGATGTTAAATATCTCATAATATAAAAGTCCTCCTTAATCGTTTATGTATTTCCAAATATATCCGTGAGCGTGTTTTGTATTTCCTTTGCAACATTGACAAATTAAGAAATTTGGTGTACCAGTCATTTCTTCGGCACGTTTTACCGATTCATATTTAGCCACAAACTTTCCATCTATCGTTAATTGTATGACTGGAGATCTTTTTAAATTTCTTTTATATGGTGGTAAAGATTCAACAAATTCTTTCTTCCACATAAAATTTCCACCTCTTGATGGCGAAGTTTTACTATGTAAACATGTTGTTATTTTTGTGTATGAGGTATCTGTAGCCTGTGATGCTTCAAGTATAGAATCATAAGACGCTATATATAATCCATCTAGTCCATATTGATACACTTTAGAAGTTCTATGATTTCTTATACACTTTAATATTTTGTCATGTTTTTCATAAGACCATATGTATCCACCAGCACTCTTTATTCCGCCATTACAACATGAGTTTATAGACCAAATCCCAGTTTTTCTTCTAGCATCTGCCCCTGATTTATATTCTTGAATAAAATTACCATCTAAATCATATTGATACACTGGTATATCCCAATATCCAGCTACACCATCTCCGCCATTAGTTGTATTATAACCATATTCATGATTATTAGACTGAAATTTATTTATCCAAAATATTTCTCTGTCGTTCAATTTGTCCTCTGCACATTCTTCCAACACAGAAAATTCAAATGAATCAAACCCATATTTTCTTAATGCGTTGTAGAAATATGATGCATATTGAGATGAATTAGGATTATTATATCCTTTTTTATGGTCTTTCCATCTTTTTTCAATGTCTACGCTCTTACCAATATAAACCTTCTCATTGACAATGTTTTTTACACAATATATCCCAACCATATCATCAATTCAAATATGCCTTACCGCTAAATGGTGCAGAGAAATGACATACACAGTTGTTTAGGTCTATATACTCCACATCGCCATATATGACGTTGCCACCAGAGTCAACAATAGAAACAGATGGATATTTATTCATATCATGCTTAATATTCCATACACTAGCCGCTGTTGCTTGTGTAAATTCAAACGACTTATCATCTCCGCCACTACCAATATATTTAAGCGTCTTGTCAGGTTGGATGATGTAGAGGTCGGCAGACGCAGTTGTAAGCACTACAATTTTTTGCCCATAGTAATATACAGTATTTGAAGAACCTGGTTGTTCCGCTGTTGCTGCCGCCGCCAACGCTTTATCATAATCATCAAAATATGCGTTATATTCAACAGGCAATGCCGCAGTCATAGCAAGGGGAACGCTAAAATTTAATTTAGGTAACGATTCAATAGCCATATGATGTGCCAACCTCCTTCCTTAAATAGCGACAGTGTATTTATTAGCCGTATCATTTGGTTTAGCATAATCAAGGCGATACATTTTATAGTTGATAGCGGTGTAATTATTTGCGCCTGTTACACTCATCTCACTCTTAGTAAAAGCAGATGTTATATCAGCATTCAATCCATTTACGTCCTTAATAGATGTGACATCACGCAAGGTTGCCGGATATAGAATCAGAACTGCTTCTGCTCCAACAGGGATATTAACAGTAAATGTATTACCATTTGCTAAAGACCTGCCGCTTTTCTGTTGTAATGCCCTAACGACCGCATTGTCCACATCTACTGATTTATCAGCCATCGTACCATAGAAGCTATTGCGATAACCAGTAATAGCGCCACTTTGAGCTGTCTTAGTGTTACCCTTAATCTGACCCGCTTCATATTGTGCGCCTAGTGCTGTAACAGGAATTGCACCATCACTATATGTCGCACTTATAGTGATTCTATAATTTGAGCCATCTGGCACAATATACTGAGCAAATGAGCCTGTCTGAGTCGCCTTTGCCTCAGTGGTCACATTATTGGTCGCTTGCCATTCTGTAACCGATACGCCTGTTGGAGTTGGGCCGTATTCATATTTGCCAACATTGAACGAGCCACTATAAGCTGGCGTAACAACCGTACCAACCTCATATGCTCTAGCAGTAGAACTAGAGATACCAACACTTGGCTGAGTAATGACAGGATTCTTGTCTTCGCTATAAGCATCAAGCAATAAACCCTTTAAGCTCTTGCCTTCAGATGGAATAGTGACCTTGCCATCACTTGGCTTATATTTACCAAATTGCTCAGTAAACACCATGTTACTATCAAACATGACCTTTTCGGCTAGAATAGTATCAATCTCAGTTGCGGCCTTTACCCATAGCTTGCCATCTTTATCCACGCCAACAGGCACAGTCTGCTCGGCTGTTTTATCCTCAGGCTGAACACCGCCCAGCTGTGTACTAGATGCAACAGGTAATTCATATGCCTCTGGGATATCAATCACAACAACGCCAGTCTGTCCATTTACAGATTGAACGGGTGCGGCATTTTTAGCTTGCTCAGCATTGACATATCCAGCGTCATTTTCTAACTGCCCTACCTTAGTCGGGATATCGGTTGTTTTGGCATATCCATCAAGTGCGGCATTTGTGATAAACCCACTATCATTATCAAGCTCACTTGTTTTGGTTGGGATTGTGGGCTTATTAGTCAAACTGTTATAATTCCCATCAAATGAACTAGTACCAGCCCCAATGTTGGTTCGAGCCAGTTGCTTCTGAGCGTCTGTTAGTGTCTGTGCCGTTGTCTTGACAGCATTAGTCACAACATCGCCTGTTGCGCCATCTACTGATTTAACAGGTACATCGCTAGCCGTGATATATCCACTGTCATTATTGAGCTGGCTCGTCTTAGTAGGAATATCAGCCGTCTTAGCGTAGCCGTCTAGAGCTGATTCATTGATAAATTTACTATCATTTTCTAGCTGACTTACCTTTGTGGGTAATTCTGCCTTTGTAGCATAATCATTTAATGCTTCATTAGTAATGTATCCTGAATCATTAGATAAGTCGCTCGTCTTAGTTGGCACGGCAATGTTGACCGTCTTATCAACAATAGGTTGCTCAACCCCATTGACCTCAATCTTGTCAATCTTGCTTTCAGTGCCAGTTTGGACTTCTGCCCAATATGCCTTTTTGCCATCGTTACTTAGATATTTTCCAGATGTATCAGCATTTATATCTGGTAGTGTTCCATCTGGTAGAGGAATAGCACTCTCTTTATATTGATGCGTTGTAACATCCCAAATTAGCCAATATCCATTCTCGCCGGGTTTAGGAGGATTATTGTTTATCTCTGTAATATTATCTTCAATTTGATAAAATTCGCTAGGAACTGGGTCATATACTGCTCCGGGGTCTATACTGTACTTGACCCATACCTCAAATGTATCACTATGATATACCTGTTCACCGCTAATGCCACGCAACTGCATAGTATATTTGCCAGTGAATGGCACCATAGCCGACGTAACATCAATTGTACAAGTGCGGCTTGCATCCATTGGCAAATCAATGATGTTGAACAATTCTTCACCAGTGCAACATTTTACCGGAAACCGCACATCTAGCTTATACGTCCAAGAATCGTCAGTGTCCACAGTGAATGTCATCTGAGCAGTCAAATTATCTTTCTTAAACGCTAAAATCCGCTCATCTTGTGATATTTTCTTGCCTGTTAATGTTATATTCACCTCGACCAACTCCTTTCCTTGTTTAATTGTAATCATCTGGATTTTCATTCTTTTTAGCAAAGATGCGCTTAAATGCCAAAGAAATCAGCTCAAAGCCAAATGCACCAGCTGCATATATTAGCACATCGCTAAGGTCACATCCAATTGTCTCACCCCATCGTATAACAGCATATGTTTTTAGGCAAGCTGCCCATATCATTACTAAAGTTAAGAGCCGGAGACAGTATATTACTATCGTCCGGCTCATTTCCCCTTTAGCCCATCTTCGCTTATTTCTAAGTTTAAACATGGGTTATCATCCCTTATTAGCTAATTTATCCATCAAATCTTTATTGTATTTATATGTATCTAGCCAATCTACTGTAGCATCGGTAAATCCAAAACGGCTCTTTACCTTGGCTTTATTTGCCTCATGCTTTTCATCAATCTTTTCCGCTTTAGACCCATCGTTAAGCACCATTACGGTATGTCTAGACTCATTAACTAGCACATCGCCACGCTTGAGATAATCACTAGATGTTAGATATTTCTTATCTGTAATCATCTCAAATTTACCCGTCTTAGCCCATTGCTGTTTCATCTGGAATGTAGCAGGAGCATTACCCTGTGTATATGCCACATCCATATTGACATCAGCAGCTTCAGCGCAAACCGCCATAAATGCACTACAGTCTGTTTCACATGGCGTCTTGATTGCGCCTAGATTCCAACTAGCTTTCTTTGCTTCAACTCTAAGCGTATTTCTCTGCCATTGATCATAGCCAATATTTTTATTAGCTACACCGGCTTCACACGCCTTAGCCATCTTTTCAGCCGTCTTTGGGTCTTTAGCTCGAATCAGTAATGTCCAACCGCCATTATACCAATTAGACCGATTCAGCTCACGACCTGATTGATTACCAGCTTGGCCATTCTTAATGCCGCCATTTTCATCAATGCTAGCTTGACCAATATAAACAGCCATTATTTATTCTCCTCTTGCTTAGTGCCATATAGCTCATTGTGGAGCAGTAGGACGCTGGATTCAATCATATTCTCAATAGTAGCCGTATCGAACTTAATGCCACGCTCAGACAGGTAATTGACAACATATGCCTTTTTCTCTTGTGCTTGTTCGGTCTTGAACAGTTGTTCTGCGGCTCTGACTGCAATATCTACATATTGCTGTGTCTGGGCAATCTTAGTTTCACCATATTTCTGCTTGAGATATGGTACAAGAACACCAGTAAGAACAGCAACGATAAGACTAATAACACTAACAATAATCTGAGTATAATCCATTTTATATTCCTCCTATATTCCTATTATTCAGTAATTTCCTTCCAACCAGCAGGATAGTCAGACGGGCTATATGCATTAGCATCAATTAGGCTCTCATAAATCTTGCCATTGAATCTCACTTTATCGCCCTTCTTATATGCGTCATGTGCGCCTGTTGGTTGGACAAAATCGGGGATTGTTTCAGCAGGTGGGGTTTCCGGCTCAGTTGTACTGCCTCCACCAGTTCCACCTGAATCACCACCATCTCCTGTGGATTCAGTCACTTCTTCCCAGCCATATACGCCCGGTTCCCATACATTGTTGTCAATAGAACTTTTCCATTTCTTCCCATTGTGCATAACGATATCACCGAGCTTATATGCGTCGGTCGCGCCTAGTGGCTGAACCCATAGAGGGATACCAGTTGGGTCAATGCCAACCGCCTTATACAGGCTAGTGGCCGTATCTGGTGTCCATTCAGCCGCAGATGTATGATCTTGTAGCACCTGATATAGCTGTGGGTCGCCTACAGTATTAACACCATACGCCACCCATTCACCAGTTACATATTTTACATTAACAGCCCATTCATCAAAGATACTAGATACAACTAGCGCTTTTTCTTCTGGTAGAGTTGTAGCGAAATACTGCACTGCTTTTCTAAATTGTTCTGCATATGCAATTCTTTCCATTATTCAGCCACCTCCTCTTTTGTAGACAAGCCAATCATAGTATCGATAACCTTATTGGCTTCATTCAGTTTTGTTTGTAGCTCATCAATTAGAGCCTGTTGTGCTTGTTTATCAATCGTATCTTGAGTAGGTGCATATACATGATTGTCATACTCGTCAACGATTTCTACATACCCAGCTCTTGCCGGTAATTGTGGAGTTATAATCATATACTTCCCTCCATTTTAATTACTTTTTGATTTTGCCTTAATGTAGGTATACAACCCATCTGCAACAGATACTGTGGGCAATACAAAATGTTGTGATTTAGGGCAACTATACACAATACTACCAATTGTAGCATAATATTTATCTGCGCCAACTTCGATATCTGTTGGAGTCGACAGGTCTGAATCCCATGGATGTGCAACATTCTCTTTGTCAATATAACATCCATAATACGAAATTAAGAAGTTATCAGAAAATACAAATGGATGATTCATATAACTAGTAGAATTGGTATTTTGGACAATAGTGTACGTACCGTTAATAGTATCGCTGCTATATAAGGATTTGTGATATGTGGTGGTTGTGCCACTAGTTGAAATATCGGTGCATTTATAAATGTAATATTTGTTGTTAAAATAACAAAGTGCATGTCTAAACATAGATAGTTTTGGTATCTGGTCATAATACGGGGCATCAGATGTAAACAACTCTGTTGTTCCGTTAGACGTTATCAAAAGAATGGGGATGTTTTGTTGTGATGTCGATGAATAAATATGTCCTGTTGTCGCTACACCATTTGGTACAGGATACAGTGCCGACCATGCACGATAGGAGCTGTTATAATTAGTATCTACAGTGGATGGAACGACCGCTAAATCTGTATAAATTAAAACATCTTTTTCGGTATTATCGCTTTTTGTATACTTAGACAAAATATAATATTTGTCTCCACTATAAGCAATGTCATCGAAAGTGTACCTTGGTGAACTAGGAACTGAAATGTTAGCAAAGTTATCTGTCGTGACTTCATTGCCAGAATAATATTTCCAATTAGTGTCACTAATTACTATCCATGTGCTATTTAGATAATATACGTCAGCATTTGTATAGGTGAATAATTTAGTCCAAGAAGCGCTATTAACCAAATCGCTTCCAAAATATACCCCATCATTTGTTGAAATTAAAAATTTCTCATTTGTCTGATCTGCATTCGTTGCAAAACTTAATATTGTTTTCCCGGAGTCACCCATTACTGTCCAATCAAATTCCTTCGAATCAAACAATTCTCCAAGCTCTGGATAATTTTCTGTTAAAACATGTGAACCATTACACAATAGCCATTTGTTACCTAAGTTTTTTCTAGCTGTTGTCAGCGTATCGCCAACTTGAAAACTGCCGCCATCTTTAGTAATACCATTCAGCGCATCATCTAATGTTGAGCCAGATGGAAGATTGGTACTAGCTTGTGCTACAGTATCTAATAGCACCTGCCCACTATTTGTTTCTGGATATAGTGTATCGTAATCTGTTCCATTATAATTCTCTATGATAAAATTTTTCTTTTCAGCCAATTTGTTCACTCCTTCAATTTGAAGTATACTTGTCCGCTTGTTATGCCCGCCGGAGGCTCAGCGGCAACCTTGATTTTATCCTGCTTAAATGTAGGGTCTGATGTTGATTGAACTGCAACAAGCCGCTCAGTCACATAGTTGAACAAAGCCGCCACTACTGTCTTATCTGTCAATTGGTCATTCTGTAGGATAGCTAGAGCCGCCTCAT